ATTTGGAATATTAGATAGCGTAGATTTTATGTGTAATGATAAAATTATAAGTAAAATGGTGTCGGATTATATATTTTCATATTTTGAATTAAATTATACTGAAAGTGAAAAACAAAATCTTGTTGATATGTTTTCATATGATAGAATTACCGAAAGTTCGTCAGGTTCTTTAGAAGAAGCATATTTGACAATACCAATTCCCCTATGGTTTCATAAAAATCCCGGTTCTTCTTTCCCATTATGGGCTATACATAATCCTAATATAGGTATAAATGTATCAATTAAGAATTATAATAATTCCAATAGAGAAATTGCTGACATTGAAATATTAACAAGTTTTTCCCAATTAACACAAGAGGAAAAAGAACAGTTTGGAAATAAACCATTAGAATATTTAATAGAGACTCCAGAGCATCTTGATAAATTTAATATCGGGTCTTCTGGAAGTAATAAAAAATTATCAGTAGCAAAAACGCATTTTGTTAAGTATTTCATGTGGAATATTAAAGATATTAGTGTAAATGATTCCAATCACGATTATTTAAATGATTTAAATAAGGCAACATTAACTTTTAATGGTAATCCATTAATATCTAACGCACCTGGAAGTTTTTATAACGAAGTTAACCGGTATATGAAATTTAATTCTTCCGCATCACTCATTTTAGACTCTAATAATAAAATTGATGAAACTAAAGTAAATCCAGTTTATAATTACTCTTTTTCAATAAATCCATTAGAAAAAAAATTATCTGGATTTATGACTACTGAAAAATTTAATGACGTAGCATTCGAATTTGATATTAAAGAAAGTTCTGTAAGTAATAGACAGGTTAACCTATACCTTGTTAAATATAATATTATTAGGATAAATGATGGTAATTTCAATATATTATACAACTAGGTATAACTCCAATAATTTTTTAATTTATTATTAATTAATTAAAGAATTAATTCGTTTTGTTGAAAATAAAATATTTACATATAATATATAAAAAATGGGAGGTGGATTAATGCAACTCGTAGCCTATGGCGCACAAGACATATATCTTACTGGTAATCCTCAGATTACCTTCTTCAAAGTAGTATACCGCAGACACACTAACTTTGCTGTAGAATCAATTGAACAAACCTACAACGGCTCTGCCGCTTCAGGATCAAAAATCTCAGTCACCGTATCAAGAAATGGTGATTTACTTTCAGCCGTATGGCTCTCCAACAAACGTGGCGCTGACGTAACAGCCGCTAATGCTTGGGCAACTGTAGACAACGTCGAAGTCGAAATCGGTGGCCAAGTCATCGACAAACAATACGGTCACTGGATGCAAGTCTGGACTGATCTCTCACTCGGTGGAGACAAATCCGATCTCTTAGACGCTTGCCTTGCCGCTGATACTTCAAACAACCCACACGTTGGTGGCGAAGATGTAAGCTACATGCCACTTCAATTCTGGTTCTGCAGAAACCCTGGCCTCGCTTTACCACTCATCGCTCTCCAATACCACGAAGTCAAACTTAACGTAACTTTCGCTACTCTTAACGCCAATGACTCAGTCTCTGTATGGTGCGATTACGTATTCCTTGACACTGATGAGCGCAGACGCTTTGCCCAAGTATCTCACGAATACCTCATCGAACAAGTCCAATTCTCCAACGAACTTTCAGTCAGTGGCACAAGCACTCAACACGAACTCCGCTTCAACCACCCTGTAAAAGAACTCGTATGGACTGTCAACAATGGAACCAAAGACATCACCGTCAACGATGCTCTCCTCCAACTTAACGGACACGACCGCTTCAAACGCAGAGAAGGTAAATACTTCACTAAAGTCCAAAGATACCAATACCACAGTGGCGCTGAAGACCAAACCGACAGTGTCCCTCACGTATACTCCTTCGCCCTCAAACCCGAAGAACACCAACCAAGTGGCACTTGCAATTTCTCCAGAATTGATAACGCCGTTCTTAACATGGCCCACGCCGACACTACTGGCAAACTCCGTGTATACGCCGTTAACTACAATGTTCTCCGTATCATGAGTGGTATGGGTGGTCTCGCATACTCTAACTAAATTTTTTATTTTTTATTTTTATTAAAAATAGCTTTATTTTTAAAAAAAAAATATACGGTATATATATAATATAATATGGGAGGCGGTTTAATGCAACTCGTAGCCTATGGCGCACAAGACATATACCTTACAGGTAATCCACAAATCACATTCTTCAAAGTAGTATACCGCAGACATACTAACTTTGCAGTAGAATCTATCGAACAAACTTACAACGGTTCCGCTGCCGCTGGTTCTAAAATCTCGGTCACCGTATCTAGAAATGGTGATTTACTTTCAAGTGTATTCCTTGTAACTAAAGGAAGTGCCGATATCGACTCTTCAGTAGGTGAACACTGGAGATTAATTGATAATGTAGAAGTAGAAATTGGTGGTCAAGTTATTGACAAACAATACGGTCACTGGATGCAAGTCTGGACTGACCTTTCGCACGGTGGTGACAAACTTAAACTCTTAGACGATGGTGCTAAAGGTGTAGCTGCTGGCGCCGATGCTCAATTATCATATGTCCCACTTCAATTCTGGTTCTGCAGAAACCCAGGCCTTGCTTTACCACTTATCGCACTTCAATACCACGAAGTCAAACTTAACGTAACATTCTCATCTGGTGCATCTCAACTTGGTGCTGGCAGTAATGTTGCTGTATGGTGTGATTACGTCTTCCTTGATACCGACGAACGCAGACGCTTTGCTCAAGTATCACATGAATACCTCATTGAACAAGTTCAATTCTCTAATGCTCTTTCCGTAAGTGGCACAAGCACTCAGCACGAACTCCGCTTCAACCACCCTGTAAAAGAACTTGTATGGACTGTTCATGACAACTCTGCTGCTGTAGACCATGATGGTGATGGTGCTACCGCAGCTAAAGCATCTGATTCCGATATCACAGTTAACACGGCTCTTTTACAACTCAACGGACACGATCGCTTCAAACGTAGAGAAGGTAAATACTTCACTAAAGTCCAAAGATACCAATACCACGAAGGTGCCAGTGATACTGAACGCAGAGCTGCTGTTGCTGCTGCCGGCGGAACTGCTGCCCGCGCCGATGCCAGTGTCCCCCACGTATACTCCTTCGCACTCAAACCTGAAGAACATCAACCAAGTGGCACCTGTAACTTCTCAAGAATTGATAACGCCGTTCTCAATCTTGAACACGGAAGCGCTACCGGACACCTTCGCGTATACGCAGTTAACTACAATGTTCTCCGTATCATGAGTGGTATGGGTGGTCTTGCATACTCTAACTAAATTAACTATCTTTTTATTTTATTAAGAATAATTTTAATAATATAAATACAAAATTTATAATTGTGGTATATAATATAAATGGGTGGAGGATTACTACAACTCGTTGCCTATGGGGCACAAGATATATATTTGACAGGCAATCCGCAGATTACTTTTTTTAAAGCAGTTTTCAGAAGACATACAAACTTTGCTATAGAATCTATAGAACAAACCATTAATGGAACTGTAGGTCCTTACAATAAAGTTAGTTTTAATTTAAGTAGACAAGGAGATCTTGTATCTGATATAATATTAAAAATGACAGGCGGCACCAATGACGCTTTCTCTGCTATAGAGTATGTAGAATGTGAAATTGGTGGGCAAGTTATTGATAAACAATATATTGATTGGATTAATATATGGTGCGATTTATCACAAAATAGTGATAAAACAAAATTACTAAATGAATTAAGACGGGGTCTCGAAATTATAACTGTTCCTTTAGTAGTAGATGAAAATCAACCTACTCCTGCTGAAATGAATAATTTACAACTTAATGAAATAATTACATATCCTGGAGGAGCACAATCTCAGTTTACTGATAATTCACATCCTATAGAAATAGTTAGACATTCTACTGGAAGATTATTTTTTACTAAAAAAAATGCCGGTAGTCAACAAAAGTTAGTAATGATTGATGTTGATGGTTCAGTAACTGAAATTAATGCTTCTAGCACTTTAGGTGGCAGTGATAAACTTGCTATAATGGGTAACCGTATTTACAATATTCAATCAAACAGTAGTTATTTAAGTAAATTTACACTAACATCCACTGGAGATATTGATTTTGTATCGTCTCGCTTGACTACAGACTGGAACATACATCAAGCCCAATTCTCAAGTATAAGCAATATATCTCCATCATTAATTAATGGTGTAGATACAATCGGTTTTAATTGGGGTTCAATAAGGGCGATTACAGCTAACAATAATATGGTATTAACCTCAGGCACATCACAAGATCCTATTCATAGACTATATGATAATCATGATAGTCATTATGCTTACCCAATATATAACAATCCTACACCTGCTGATAAACAAATTATTATGAATAATGGAAACACTGATGTATGGGATTATAATTTTATAGACGGAGATGCTTCTACAGCAACATTTAAAAGTAGTCATAGTGGACCGCTATTTTTAACATTAAGCCCCGATGGTAACTTTGCTTATTGGGCACCTTATGCGTCAGGAATAATAAGAAGAATGGATCTTAGAGACGGCTATAATTATAATGTTGAAACAATTTTAGGTAATCTTGTAGCTTCACCTCCTAATACCGGATATAGAACAACACCTATAGATGGTCCCATTGGAACAAGCACAGCAAATTGGGTTTCAGGTATAACAATATCAAGTGATAATAATACACTTTATTATGTTGATGCTGCTGGATTGGGTGGAAAGAGTTTTGAAAATCACCAGTTAAGAAAAATTGACCTGACTAATTCCCAATTTAATGTTACTACAATAAATAATAATATTATTAGTGACATTGCTACAAACACATTCCCTTGTTATGGAATTGCGATTCATCCATCTAATCAATACATATTAATGCTTGCCACAAATAAAAAGATTATTAAGTATGATCTTCTTAATAACTCAGAGTCTGTTTGGTTTGGAGACGGAACTGATGCGCATAGCACAACCAGTATAAGAAGTGCTATAAGTATTGTTTTTAACTCTACAGGGTCACATGTTTATGTTCCAGATTATGAGTCTAGTTCTGCTGGTGTTTATAGATTTTTTGAAACAGATAAAATAAATGCTGATCCTTCTGATAACGATGGTGTTTTAAGTGGTTCAATTACTGGTGGTTACGGAACTGGTTCTTGGAGAGTAAAAAGAATTATTTTAGATGAACCTAATAATGTCCTGTATTCGTATGAAAGTGACGGTGATTTTAATGTAAATACTGTATATCCAGGACAAGGATATAGTCGAACACGTGCGCGTATCAGAAAGCATCCTATACAAAATCATGGTAATCAAAATGGTTCTGAGGATTTATATTATAGTGTAAATGGTGATGGTTTAGCAGTATTTCATCATGATCCGATATTTTTAAAAAATGATTGTCTTTATTGGATAGGATCAAATACAAGTCAAGAAGGTTTAATAAAACTTCCCATAGCACCAGTAAGTTATATATATCCTCCCTATTATCTTAAACAACACACGTCTGCTCTAAAAGATGTATCTGGTAATCTCCAAACACCAAGAACAATGGAACTTGATAGTTCAGATAATATTTATATATGTTTTACTGGAATTCCTGGACTATATAAAGTAGCTGCTGGAGCTGACAGGGAAGATACTCCTACTGAATTACTTAGTGGAACAGAAACTAAAATTCTACAAGGAAATGGTATAATAGTTCATCCAGATGGGTCAGTTTATGTTACATGCTTAACTAGTAGAAAAATATATAAATATAAAGATGGAGAAACTACCCATGTAGCAGGAGATGGAACTGATGCTACAACAAATAATTCTGACCCACTTCAAGCAAGTTTTTCAGAACCCACTGGATTGTGCGTATCTACCTATAATGATTTAATGATATGTGATAAAAATGGTGGTTTAAGAGTAATGGGAGGATATAAACCATTTACAACATATATAACATCTACAAAAAATATACCTTCATATATGCCATTACAGTTTTGGTTTTGCCGAAATCCAGGACTTGCTCTCCCTCTTATTGCTTTACAATATCATGAAGTTAAAATTATAGTTCAGTTCGCTGATACTCTTAATGGAGTTACTAATGTAGAAGCTTGGGCTGATTACATATTCCTTGACACCGACGAACGCCGTAGATTTGCACAGATATCTCATGAATATCTAATAGAACAGGTTCAATTTTCTAATAAAATACAAATTGACTCATCAACTGTTACCAATAATCAAGGTTCGGAGGTTTCATCCATAACAGAACTTCGTTTTAATCATCCAGTAAAAGAATTATACTGGACTGTAAATCAAGAAAATGATGATGCTACTGGAAGAACACAAGCATGTTCGAAAACTAATCAAGGAGGAACTCAATCAATAGCAGTAGATTCCGCTTTATTACAAATGAACGGTTCTGATCGATTCGAAGAAAGAGATGGTAAATATTTCACTAAGGTTCAAAGATATCAATATCATAGCAGTGCTGGCATTAATACAACACGTTTAGGTGTAGGTAGTAATGATGTATCGTCCGATACTGTAACTTCTAAATGGTATCCCACTGTAGCTAATATTCATTCATATTCTTTCGCTCTTAATCCCGAAGAACATCAACCAAGTAGCACATGTAATTTTTCCAGAATTGATAATGCGATCCTTCAAAATAAATTTAAAACCCCTAATGTCAATGGAACCTACAACTATTTTGTTAGTATTTACGCAGTTAACTACAATGTGCTCCGTATTATGAGTGGTATGGGTGGTCTCGCATATTCTAACTAAATTGATATCTTTTCATGTAATTACATTTTTTTGTAATTATATTATATAATGTTTTCACAAATAGTTAATCCCATAACTAATAAAAAAGTTAATATTAAAAGTAGAACTGGTAAGGAAATTTTAAACAATTACATTAATAATCAATCAGGTGGAAACGTAACTTGGACTCGAAATGGATTTACTGCTCGAGGACAAGGTGCTACAAGACAACGTTCTAGTGCTGAAATAAGAGTTTTACGAACGTTAAGGGTAGAATATAATGGAAGGAATGGTCCTGTTCAAAACTATGCGGCATTTTGGAGAAATCCTAACAGAAGATATAATCAGTTTGGTTATTGGGAAAGAGGATGGGTTGCTGCCACTCGCAACC